TAGCCGTTGGCTTAGGAATTAAACTTTTAACATGTAATTCCTCAACAAGTAGTGAAGTGATTACCGGGTTTGATACTTGATTCATACAACTCCTTCCTAGAGTCCAACCAAGATAGCAAATTACCGGGGCTATGTCAAATCTTTAAATAACCGCCAAAATCATGGGTTACACCTTTAACGGCAATAAGGTTTGCTTGCACGTAGGGAATGTGGTTGTTTTGGTGCCATTCGCTAGGAAAGAAACTACGTAGGCAAGACACTTGGAAGCGTACACGACCATCAATAAAGTCTGAGTACTGTTTGTCGGTGTGATACCAGAACGAGTTTTCGTTCCAAAAGGCAATGTGTGTTGGGTCTTGGAAAGCACCACGTCCGTCACTGCTTGGAGTCATAGACAAGAGCATGCCACCGTGAGCTAACTTGTCGTAGCACCACTCCATAAACGCCACCTTGTTCTCAACGTGCTCCATAAAATCGTGCGCACGGATCACTCCAACGCTGTTGTCAGCAATGTCCATGTCAAAGATGTCGCCCACGTAATCAACACCAGGTCCAGGGCGTAGGTCTACCCCTAGGAACCCTTCAGCCTTGTTGTGGTGTGCACCTAGGTCAAGAGCAAGTAGTCCTTCTCGTTTAGCCCAAGCCACAGCATTACGTTCTACGGTCTGGTGGTACAACTCAACGGTGCCAGTCTGAATTTCGGAATTTCTTACTGTCTGAGTGTTGTCAGGGTGTACACGCTGGAGGTACAAAATCTCTGGAATGTGGTAGAACTTGGTAGCTTGATACATACGAGCCATCAAATCCTGGTCGTCCAGTACCTCTAGATTGGCGTTATAGCCCCCTATTTGGTCGTATACAGCCCTGCGAAAGGCACGTAGGTGGTTGGGTGCGTACCAAATGTAGGAGAGGTTGTGGGGGTACGGCTCAAAGGATAGAGCTCCCTTGTACCCATCCTCTACGTAATACTTCCAGCCGTGGGCTGGATCAAACTCGGAATCGTCTGGCTTACCGTCCTCAAGAATCTGAGCGGTATCAGAGTAAACAAAGCCCACCTCTGGCATGTTGTCAAATACGTACTCCACGTCCATTAAAGCAGTAGGCAAAAGTATGTCATCGTGGTCTAGCTCAAGGAGAATGTCACCCCTGCAATAGTCCATGCACTCACGTTTAAGAGCGCCAACGCCCTTGTGGACAGACCAATAGACCGTAACTCGTGCGTCCTTTGGTGGTTCCCACTCGGCATCGCCGTTAAGTAGAACGATCCATTCCCAGTTGTTGTTTGTCTGCTCGTTAAGCGAACGGTAGCACTGATCAAGGTACTTAGGGTCGTGGCTTGGCGTGAATACGCTAATCATTGTCATGCCAGTTCAGGATAGCACGAATGTACATAATGACGTACAAGAAACTGTACAGAATAAAACCGTATTGTTTTGTCTGTAAAGCATAGATCACCCAAAGGCACTCGTTAACAATAAGAACGAACCAGCCCCAACGCAACTTGCTTCCCACGGTGAACAGACCAAAGGAACCGACAATGGCAAGTATCCAAGACCAACTCATTAGAACGAATACTCCACGTTCGGGTACTTCTTCTTCATGAACTGCACAAGTGGCATCTTTTCGTAACGACGGCACAAGTAATCCAAGCTGACAAACATGGGGTCGTATGAACCCTCACGCACCTCGTGCTTAACTACTATTCCTCGCCAGTGGGCGTTCCCCTGCGGTCCTTTGTAGTCTTCATCATGGAGATAACATGCGCCCGCAACAAGTCCATGTTGGCTCTTGCCAGCGACGAAACGGAGTCCGTACGCAAGCGTTTGTTGGTGGCCCATCGTGAAACTATGGCCAATGGACTTAAGTCTCGCTTCAACGGTGCCTCCTAGTGGCTTGCCTGTCATGGGGTTGTAGAAATAGTGGCTGTATGCGACACCATCCAGCCACAAAATTTGCAGGTATGGGGTTACTCCCCATCCGCTTCGCTCGTAATCGAGGTGGTCTGTGGTAACAACTCCTTCAAGTTGTGCATCCATTGAGACAGCACGGTTGATTCGATCTTCGTGGTTGCCAAAAAGGATGTGCCTCTCAGGGTTCCATTTTGCGTGCCTGGTCTTACGACGATTCTTGTTGAAATCGGTAAGGGCTTGGTTAAGGATTCGCCATGCTTCATTAGCTGCTTCTATATCTTGCTTGTAGCGACGACCTTCCATTGCTTTCTTTCCCTTGTCGTACATTGAAAGAGAAGGCATGTCGGCATGGTCGCCTAGGTGAATAATTTTAATTGGTTCATCGTGGAACTCGTCTACGATGTACTGACCTATCCATTTTAGATGGTCTGTTGGTACTCCAGCTTTCGCCTGAGTATCAGGAATAATTACGTGTGTTGTTGGTTTCTGCAAGGTGCCGCTCCTTGGTTAGTTCCGCCCATCAGGGAGTCTAACACACAAGTTAAGCACAAGCAACTATTTATTTGTACAAGCTCCAGCAACTTCGGCAGGGGTAATCGAGTACAAGTCAGGCCATTGCATTGCTTTGGGAAACCCCCCATACCACAAAGCGCCAGCCACTAGGCCAGAGCAGATCCAGGTACGGGATTTACGTAGACAAATGGCGTCGGGAAGGAAGTTATCAAGGGCACATGAAAGTATGCTAAGATAACTGTATTTCAGCCCCACCTGAGAGCGAGCAAACTTAAGTACTCGTTCTCTATCTACCGTGCTCGGTAGTTCCACTACCTCGTACGTCCCTCCAAAAGCAGATTGCTCAAGGGTTAGATTGTCGGAGATACCTTTCGGTTGGGCTTGGATGAGGTACCACTTTCCATCCACAAATCGATCCAGAACGGCAACGTGATTCCACTTTGAGTACTCTGAGTCGGGCATGAAGTGTTGCGCCCACCTGATACTCTTACCAATAATTCCTTTGGTTGAACAAAATACCAAGTCACCTGGGTTCATCTTTCGCCTCCAAAACCTCTACACGTTCTTCTAAAGAGTTCAATTCATTATCTTGTCGAACATCAGTAACATCCTCGATGTTCTGATGGCCATGGTGAGTTGCGAAATAAGTACTGACGTACGCAGAAACAAGACAAAAACAAACCAACTGCCAAGTGAAGTGACTAACTGCGGTTTTAATGCAAAATATGTTGGCAAGCCAGTAGCCCACCTCGGTCATGCCAGCAACGTGTGGACGACCACGAGCTTCAGCCTGAACCATAAGCACAGAGAATACGTTGGCAACGCCAAGCGATAAGGCTGCGAGTAATGCTATCTTCATTCTTTGTCCTTTAGTAATTCGTGTATTTCTTTTACCAGAGCGTGTGTCTCTAGGTCTAGGTTGTAATCCTTAACCGAGTGCTCAGTATCAAATTTCTGCATTTCGTCAGATAAACGGTCAGCTCGTTTGGCTGAGATAAGTAGCACTGATCCTTGTAAACCAGCCACCATAGAGAGCACTAGGTTCAGTCTGAAGAATGGCGCAGGGTCAATGCCGAAACCAGCAGAGAGAATCCACAGCACCATAGCGGTGCAGAACACAATAAGAAATGTCCAGGTACCCATGCCATGACGCATTAGGTCAGCACACTTCTCCCCAAACGTGCGTTTTTTATTCGTATTCAAGGTCATTAAGGTGGGTTTCAAGTTCTTTAGCGACACGCTTAATGGCTTTCTTGTTTTTTTTCTGCTCGTCAATGATTTCAAAAACTGCTTTCTCGATGCGGTCCACGGCATCCCTCAGTGAACTACCGTGATTTGGCGACAACTCAGATTTCACTTTCTTCCAAACAATACGGCCAACAAAAAAGATAATGGGGAAAACAAATACTGCTAGTACTTGTGCAACGCTGGCAAGGCTATTCCAGTTCATGCGGTCGGAACGGGGTGCGCTGAAGTTGCGTTCAGTTGGTTGGTGTTAAAGCGTAGGTAGGTCTGTGGGAGTCGTCCGTCTTGTGATACGTGACAGTACGAAGGGTCGCCTTCTTGACCGTGGGAAATTGTTAAAGGGTTCTGAGCGTTAGCACCAGACACGTCAACAACAAGTGCTGTGTGCCAGCCAGTTCCAGGACCGTACACGATAACGTCGCCAGGCTGTACCTGAGCAAGTGGAATCTTTGTACCGTGACCCAGCAGTGTGCCGGTGTAGCCTTCGCCGTCATAGCCAAGACCGTTAGGGTCTGGTGCACCAGCGTGGTTGTAGCAAAGGGTTACAAACGCTGAGCAATCAGCAAACACAGGCCACTTGATTGGGTTCTGGTTGATGGCTTCCATGCGTTGTCCACCTTCGGTGTAGTGGAACTGCTTGTGATGAGCCGCAAAGTACTTAGCCCAGCCTACAATGTTTTGTCTTACGTCTGTCATATTTCTCCTTATGGACTAAAATAGGTATTGCCGTATAGTGGTGTAGGTACAACTGGGACAACAGGGCTATACGTTGTAACACCATTAACAGGGGCAACGGTTTGAATGGTAAGATTTGTGCTTGTTGGAATTACGTAACCAATGTTTACAGAACCTGTGTATGTTGTGTAACTAGATACGGTTCCATTGGGTGCTGTGTACTGAACGTTGTAACCTACTCCTGCTACTGCGTTGGGTATCGTAACGATAGTTCCGACGCCTGTTTCGGTAGCGGTTACACTAGTCGGCGCTGAAGCAATTGTCACTGGCGGTGCATAGTTAACAACAGGACCCGTGTATGTATTTCCAGCAAGTTTAGGCTGATTAAAATTTGTTGAAGATGAGGCTATAACGCCAGGGATAATCATTAAACAATGTCTCCAACGACTACCCATCCAAGTCCACCGCTAATAAAAATTGCAGTAGCAACAGAACCAATAGCACGAAGTGCTGGATGACCTGTCGTAGCACCAGTTGAAAGAACGGTAGCCCCACCAGAACCCTGGATAGTTACTGCTGCGTTAGCACGAACAATGGTTACGTTTTGACCAGGGTTTGTAAATGACGAAGGTAACGTTATGGTACAAGCGGTGCTGTTGGACATGTAAATAATATTGTTACAGTCAGATTCAACAACGTTGTATGTTGTTCCCGTTTGGGTGTTGATGTTGTAAGTAACGTTTCCGGCAGGAACGGTAAGAGTAATGCCACCAGCCTGGAAAGCACCAATAAGAGTGTCACCGCTAAGGTTGTGAACGTGGTCAGCAGAAGCAGCAAACTTGCTAGCACCTGTGTTAGATGTTCCACCAATGATAATGTCTTGTGCCGCAGTGGTTGTTCCTGTGTGTGAAAGCACGTTAGGAACCAATGACTGAACAGCAGCCTGGGCTTCAGCGGCCTCTGTAGCGGTCCATACGACCACGAATGTAGAAGATGCAGGGTGAGCTAGGGTTGTGTTAAAAGCGGTTTCTCCACCGTAGTTGCGCTGAACAATGGTGAACGTACCAGCGTTGTACGTACAAAGTATCTTTTCTTCGTTAGCAGTACCGTATTCAACGGCTACACAGATCGCACCACTAATGGTTGTGCTTCCTGAAACAACGTCAGTCCAAGGGCTTAGCGATGTACTGGAGGTAAACGTAGCGCTTGTAGAAGTAATCGGGACGGCAAGCGTACCGGCTACGGAGTCAGCTACGTATGAACGGTTGGGGTAACTTAAAGCCATGTTATAATTGTACCTTTTCTAAAATAATGCCAGCGTTACAGAATCTGCTGGACTGGTGTGTAAACGTAGGGGCTAACAGTCTTAAATGTGATTACACAGTCACCTTCAAAACCGTTTTCGTAATTGTCACGACGCTTGTGTGGTAGCCAGTCAAGTGATTCAATAACACCAGTGACCGACAATGGACCTTCTTGGTACGTAAGAATCTCTTGGTTCTGACGACGGTTTTCTAACCAAATAAAGTTGTCGTATGGGTCAACAAATGTTTCCATACCATCAACAACGGCAACAGAAAACAACTGAACAACAACCATGATGGCCGTACCAGAAACCGCAGCAGGCCACGCCTTAAGTGTCCAACGGTGAAGAATAGGTGTGTACCCACGGTTGGGATAGTCAGAGATAAGTGTTAGGCTGACAGAGAATTGTTCAGCGTGGTAGTTGGGTACTGGGAATTCACTAACAGAAGTGTCACCGTTTTGTGGGTATGAAGGTAGTACCTGTAAACCAGCAGCGTCAGAGTCGTTGGG